CTGTCAAAGCAATCAAAAATGACAGAGAGTGAGGCGATCGCCGAAGTGTGTAGCCAGTTTATAAACACACTAAACGGCAGTAAACCGCAGTAAACGGCAACGATATGAGCAAAAAAGTCGACATTAAAAGCATCAGGTATCAAGAAGCGATTCGCCTCAAATACAACAACGAATCGTATTCTTCGATTGCCAAAAAAATCAAAGTGCCGGTGTCGACTATCGAAAAATGGTTCGCTTTTGGCGGTTTGCTTAAAGAGGAATACGAAAAATACCGAGATGAACAGAATCAAATCAGACATGAAAACGGTCTGGAAGTTTTCAAGAAAAATGTTGAAACCGCCTCAAGCATGATCGTTGCCTTAATGGCCAGCGAAAATGACACGGTGAAGCTTAATGCCTCCAAAGAGATCGTCTACCGCCAGTACGGAAAGCCGAAAGAGACGGTAGAACACAAAGGATTATTTGAATCAGGCCTGAATTATGAACAGATACTACGAAAATCAAGAGACAAACCACCCGATGGTTAATAACCTCATTGCTTTCCTGAGGTTATGCGAGGCTGACCCGAAAGTGTTTATTGAGGAGTGTCTGTCCGTAAAAACCAAAGACCAAAAAACCGTTCTTTTAAAGTTTAATACCGCTCAATCCATGATTTACGAACGAATCAAGATGCTAAGAGCAAAAAAGAAGCCGATCAGAATGATAATTCTCAAAGCCAGACAAGAGGGCGTTTCAACATTCTGCGAGGGATTGATATTTGAAAAGACCGTTCGTCAGGAAAATACAAATTCGCTGATTGTCGCCCATGAGCCGGAATCAACTGATGCGATATTCGCCATGAGCAAACTGTTCTACGACATGCTTCCGGTGGATGTTAAGCCGATGAGGCGATACGACAATAAGAAACAGATGGTGTTTGAAAATCCTGATCAGAAAGCAAGAGCCGATGACCCGGGACTCAGATCGAGAATGGTAATCTCGACGGCTGACAAGGTGAAAATTGGTAGAGGTTTAACACTTCATAATTTTCACGGATCTGAAGTCGCATTCTGGAAAAATGCAAAAGAGCTGATGCTTTCCGTAATGCAAGCGATTCCGAGTCTGCCAACGACTGCCGTATTTCTTGAATCGACTGCCAACGGTTTCGGTGGCGACGGCGAATACTTCTACCAAATGGTGCAAGATGCTCTGGCCGGAAAGAACGAATTCGAGCTTATATTCCTCCCTTGGCACCTTATGCCGGAATACAGCCAACCGTTTGCCAGTGAAGCCGACAGAAAACAGTTTGCCGAAACACTGAATGAATACGAGAAAGAATTGCTAAACAAAGAAAACCTGAGATACGAGCAATTGAAATGGCGTAGATGGGCAATTCAAAACCTCTGCGGTGGCGACTTGGATAAATTCAAACAAGAATATCCGGCCACCATCGAGGAATCATTTGTTGCTTCAAGCAAGGCCGTAATTCCGAAACAGTACATCGAAGCCCAAGGCAAATTCGTCAGACAGCCGATAAGAAAACTGGATGACATCCTGATATACGAGGAACCGAATCTGAACCATTTCTACAGCTTGGGGGCCGATCCGGCCGAGGGTATCGGACAAGACGATTCGGCAATCACGGTAATCGATAAGATGACCGGACGAGAAGTCGGATTCTACATTGGACAGATACAGCCGGACTTATTTGCCAAGAAAATAAAACAGACGGCCGAATTCTTTAATAATGCTCTGTCAGTAATCGAAATAAACAATCACGGACTGGCGGTAATCAACGGTCTCAAGACAGAATACACGAACATCTATCAGCGAACGGTCTTTGATAAAGCCACGAACACCAAGAGAAAAGAATTGGGATGGAAAACCAGCCAAACCACCAAACCTTTAATGGTCGATGACTTTATAGCCGGACTTCGTGACGATGATGTCGGTTTATCAACCCAAGCGACGGTCAGCCAAATGATGACATTTGTTCACACCAGTGAAAGCAGTAAGTACGGCATGGGAGCGGAAACCGGACAAAAAGACGATGCGTTGATTTCGGCCATGCTCGCCTGGCAAGGATTAAAAGAACTGCCGAGCGAAATGCCGACAGTACACAAAGGTCGAACAATAAAACTTTACTAAATATGGCAAATACAAAAGAACTGCAAAAATTTAATAGCGAGTACGATGAAGCTAAGAAAAACTTCCTGTACTACTACAAACCTGAATTTGATCGGGGTTATAAGCTATTCTCCTCTTTCAACGGCGATCGTGCCGAGGAACTGGAAAGAACCAATGACGGCGAAGTTTGGCAGTCGAATGTTTTCATTCCTCAAATTTTTTCATACATCAAAACCTTTTTACAAAAGACAGTCGGGATAACGCCGGATTTCAAACTTGAGGGAAAAAACAGCGAAGCATTGAAAGATTTGATCGTGTGGCTCTGGGAAATTGGCATGAGTGACGACTTAATCGACTACTTCCTGCAAGTATTCATTTGCGGAACCACAATCGGAAAAGACTTCCTCAAAAAACAGACCAAGAAAAAGAGAAAGAAAGAGGTCAGCTTTTTGGATAATATCAAAAAACTTATTTTCAAAACCGAGACATCCAAGATCGTCTTCCGTCCCGATTTTGATCCGGTGGACATTTACAACTTCTATCCTCACCCAAGGATGAAAAAGATTGCTGATCCATTCCCGGTGTTCCACCGTTATGTGCTTACACTGGACGAGATGAAAGCCCAATATCCAGATATAAGCGAAAGCGTATGGAAACAATTCCTGAACACCGACGGCGAAGTGGTAAAGTCCGGAGGCGACACCACCGACTATGCCTATGTCAGAAAAGAAGTCCTGATTCAGCTTAGAAAAAACATCAGAGAAACCACCAAGGCATCGAGCCCGATTGAGGGCAATCCAAATAATCCCGTATCAGCACCAGTAAGCGATGAAAAACTGTTTGAAGTCGTTGAACGCTGGATTGACGAGAGGTTTACCGTTTTCCTGCCAATGGACGGCACGCCGATAGAAATCAAGGACAGCGACAATCCATACGATCACGAACAGAAACCTTATTCCCGAACAGGCTTCTTCCCAAGACCATTCTCGTTTTACTGGCTGGGTATTCCAAAACTGGTCGACCATTTGCAAGAGCTTCTCAATTCCGTAACCAACCAAAGAGTCGATGCGGTGACAATGAAAATTCACAGCATGATTGCGGCCGCACCGGTGGCTCTGCCCGGGTACAAGCAGTCGACCATAACAGTTAAACCGCTTGGAATCTTATGGACTAACGATCCGAACTCGGTCCGAGAATTAAAATTCGGCGATGTTAATTCTTCTGCCTTTATAGAGCCAGACCATATCAAAGAAGCCATGCGAATCGCAGTCGGCGTGGACGAATTCACCACCACGGCCGGAGTGGACAGAAAAGAAACCGCCACCGTGGCCTCGTTTATGCGAGAAGCTACGCTTGAGGGAGTAAAGCTGTTCCTGATAATGCTTCGCAATTCTTACATCATGCATTTTGACCACTGGATCAGCATGATCAAACAATTCTGGACAAAGAAGTCCGTAATGCCCGACAAAGCCGTAGCAATTCTGACCAGACACGGACTTATAACCGATGCCGATGAAAGCGTAAACGGACTTTTTGACGATGAATACGAGATGTCTCTTGAATCAACCGCCTCACTGGCCACTTCATCGGAACTTAGAAAAGCCAAAGATTTGGAACTATGGGAGCTTATCAAAGATGTGAATGAGCTGACTGATTTCGAGACTGGAATCGTGTACTCAATCAAAAAATTCAAAATACTGATGAAGCTTTTTGAGGACTACGGCTGGGAGCCGACCAATTACATCACCGAACAAAAACAGCCGGTAATGCCTACAGACCCGAACATCCCCACAGGCGAAGCTCCGGCCATTGATCCAAATGAAAATCCAGCACCGCCACTTCCCGGAAATGAAATGGGTGCGATATTAGGAAACGCAATCAAACAATAACCATATGAGTGATAAATTAAACAAACAAACCGAGGAAACGATAAGCAACTTATTTGAGACAAAGTATTTTGAAGCTTTGTCCGAGCTTGTCGCCGATGAATTAGAAATAACCAAGACTTGGCTTCTTAACAAAGGATTGCCAACCGATGATATTCGGCATTATCAAGGTCGAGCCGAAGGACTGGGAGTCGTGCTGTTACGAATAAAAGCAATTCACGATGAATTTATAAAACCAAAAATATGAAAACCTGACCGTAAACAATCAAAGGAAATCGCCAAATTTTGAGAGGTTCAGCTGGCCTCTTAAGATGGGATTTCTGGCGATTTCCACATCTTGAGAAGCCAACCGAGCCTCCACAAAGGGGCTCGGTTTTATTAACAGGCGGACGCTTTCAAAGTCTTGAGTGAGGTCGGACTTAAAAAAGAACAATCCGTCATTAATACGCCTATGGAAAAACCAAACAATTCCGGCGCCGATCCGAATCCAACACCGTCATTTGACGATGCTGTCGGAAAGGAACAACCGGTAAATCAGATTCCGTCAGGCACTCCGAGCGGAGAGCAACCTGACAAAAAACCGGACGCTTCGGGCGAAAAGCCTAAAGATCAATCCGGCGTAACGCCTGCCGATAATGGCGAAATTCCCGAGGGTAAACAACCCGAGGGCGACAAGTCCTTCTGGGGCAAATTCAAGAGCGAGGATGATGCTAAACGCTCATACGATGAAGCCCAAACCAAGATCATTGAACAAGGAAAAGAGATCAATGAATTGAAAACGACACATGAGAAAAATGAACAGTTTCTCTCGGTGCTCGACAAAGCATTGGCCAAAAATCCCCAACTGGCCGAACAGCTGAAAGCAAATCTTGCCGAAGCGATGAAAGCCAGCGATGACGAGCCAGAGGACACGCCCGATATTGAAGCACTTCTCGATAAGAAGCTTGAGGAACGAGAGATGAAAGCCAAGACAAAATCCGAGATTGATAAATGGATTGAGGAACACCCGGACTTCAAAGAGCCGGAACTTGGCCACAAAATTCTCGACATTATCGAGAAAGAAAAACTCCCGTTCAATGCTCGGACACTGCAATTGGCCTATGACTCCATAACCAAGGATGCCCAAGCCAAGAAAGCGACCGAGGAAGCTTTGAAAAAAGAGGAAGTGAAAAATCTCGAGCGAGAAAACGCATCAGGTGTCGGAGGCGGTTCACCAACTGCCAAAGGCCAAACGCCCAAAGATAACCCCTTTGACGATCTTGTGGGTGAAAGTATCAACCCTAACCGAGTCAGGTAACGCTTATAAGATTTGAGGTCTCGTGAGCGGTATCGACTCAATAAAATAACAAACTTATGCCTGAACCAACTCATATCATCGGCACGAGAAATACGCTGACAATCGAACAGTCACGCCGTATTCCCGATGTTGATGACAAAATTTTCCTCCTTGAACCAGGCGAATCACCGCTCACAGCTTTCTTGACTCAAATCGGAAAGATCGGCGACGGCGGAGGCAAGTTCAAGGGCATGGCTCTGCAAAAAAGAGTCGTGTACAACCCGGAATTCACTGAATACGAGGATCAGTACTCCGGTGTCTGGGCTCAGATCAATAACGGTGCCGGTTATTTAGCTGGCGATACAGCATTGGTCGTAGACAACCCGGGCGGATCGATATTCACCAAATACGATCTGATCAAAAACACTCGTACCGGTGAAATCATGCGTGTGACTGCAGTCAATTACTCCACTCACACCATCACCGTAACTCGTGGAGCCGGTGCCACGGCGGCCGCCGCTATCAACGATAACGACTGGCTGTTGATCATCGGTCCTGCTTTTGAGGAAGGATCGAAGTCTGGCGATTCCAATACGACTAAACTCGTGAAAGTCACCAACTTCACCCAAATCTTCAAAACCAAGTTCGGTGTCACCGAAACCGAGAACGCTTCGAAACTATATCCGTCCGGAAATCCCGGTGCGGACTTAAAGTACTTGCGTGCCAAACATGGCATTGAGCAAGCCAAGAAAATCGAACGCGCGTATTGGTTCGGTGAAAAGAAAGAAGTCACCGGTCCCGATGGTAAACCTCTCCGTTTAACCGGAGGTGTTTTGGAAGCCATCATCTCTGCGGGCAATGTGCAAGATGAAGCAAGCTCCAGCTTAACCGAAGCGGAATTCCGTTCCTTCTTGCAGAATTATGCCTTTAAGTTCGGCTCGTCTGAAAAATACTTCTTCTGCGGAAACACCATTCTCGGACATTTGGAAAGCTTTGCCACTGGCAAGCTCATGCTAACTCCGAGCGACAAGACATTCGGTGTGGAAGTTAGGAAGTATCAGTCTTCATTCGGAACGCTGAACATTGTCCGCCACCCGATGTTCGACAATCAGTATGCCGGTATGGGAGTCGTGCTTGATTTATCAACTTTGAAGCATTGTCCTTTGAATGGTCGAGACACCACGCTCGAAACCAACATTCAAGACAACGATGCTGACGAGGAAATGGATCAGTACAAAACCGAAGTCGGCCTACAGAGAGTCAACTTCGAGAAAAACGCTTTGATCAAGGGCGTAGTCTAAACCTTGATTATCGGCTCTGCTCTGACTCGCTGGCTTTCAATTTTGGAAGCCAGGAGTAAGGGCGGAAGCCATCAATTAAAAACTTTAACTAACCAACTTATATGGCTAAATACAATTCTCACATCAAAAAACTGCGAATCGTGCTCAAGCCGGCCATGCCGGTATATGAAGCCGGAGTCAAAGTCGGCGATCAGCCGGGCGAATATGCCCAATTCGAGGACGGCCAATTCGAAACCCAAGACGAAGCCGTCATTGAAAAACTTGAATCGCTTGGAACATTCAAGATCGACTTCTGGAGGGTCTCCGAGGAATCGTCCCCGACCGAGGACACCACAGTGGATAAAGACTTGGCCAAAATGACCAAGAAAGAACTCCAGTCTCTGGCACAAGAAAAAAATGTCGAGGTCGACGGCACCGAAACTAAAGAGAGATTGATCGAGCTCTTGCTTAATAAATAAAGACCCAAGAGGTCGATAATCAATTCAAACTTATGCCAATAGTATCTGCGGACTTAAAAGAATATAAGTCATCAAATGCCAATTCGGACGGCGGTGCAATTTCCGCCACTGAAGTCGTGGATAATACCGACAATAACTTATTCACCGATATCACCGGTGATGAAGCATCTGTCGGTGGAACGGAATATCGAAAAGTATTCCGCAAAAATAATCACGGCTCGCTGTCTTGGCAAAATGTGGTCTCGTGGCTTCAAAGCCAGCCGACCAATTCCGCATTGTCATTCGGATTTGGAGTGGATCACGCCGATGATGTCGATGGTGCTCAAGGAAACATGTCGGCATTTTCCGCCAACGCCGTAGTGGCCGTAGTTTCCGACGGTGCCGACACCAGACAAGTGACGATTGTCGGCGAGGATGCCTCCGGAAACAGGCAAACGGAAACTTTGACACTTAACGGGACAACCGAAGTCGTTGGGTCTCTCACATTCTCCAAACTATACGGAGCTTATGTGAATTCACTGTCCGGATCCCGTTCAGTAACGATCAGACAAGGATCGGGAGGAACCTCAAGAGGCGTAATCGGAATCAACAAAAAGGTCAGCTTTATCTGGTATGGCAAACGCTATTCCGGAGGTTCTCTCGT